TGTACAGGAAACATAGTGCCTACCGTTTCGTCCCAAATTGTCCTACTTGCCAAATATGGCGACTTTATAAGTTTGTTTGGAGTGGTTCCATAGATTTCTTCATTGCGAAACAACAAATCTTCCATAGCAGAATCTATTACTAAATTTTGTATTTGTTGTGCAGTAAGAGAGGGGTCATCTGTGATGTATTGTGTAATTACACCAGAAACGATTGCGGCTGCTATAGATGTACCTGAGCCGTTAGAATATCCGCCAGATATGTTAGCTATAGTAACGTTAATTCCAGGAGCAGTTACATCCACATCAGGCCCCCAGTTACTTGATGCTTCTATCCCCCAAGGAATCACTCGGTCATATGCATCCGAAGCTGCTACACCTATGACGGTGTTTAACCCTACAGGGGATAATGTGTCGGCAGCAATTCCTGAGTTACCTGCTGCAGCCACAACAACCAAACCTTCATTTTGTAATTCAAGAATTTTATTATCTAACAATTGGCTCTTGGGAATAGTCCATGAACAATTTACAACCTTAACTGATGAAGTTAATTGATGGTCAGACAATACCGTATCAAATGCTGTTAGAAGTTGTGCTATAGTTACTGAACCAAAAGGAATTTTTACATTCTTGACTGTGGCATTTTTTGCAACGCCAATAGTTTGACCATTAATTAAACTGGCCATGATAGTTCCGTGACCTAAGGTGTCAGAAAAATCATTGTCATAGGAATAAAGATTTACAATTGAAGAACCAGTGAATTCAGTATGTGAAGAATCAATACCTGAATCCATCAAATACACAATGGAATTTTCACCGAAATTGGAAGGAGAATATGTTGCTTTACTAGGAAGTGTGGAAGAAACCAATCTGCGCAAATGCCAGTCAGATTGAGAGACTACAATTGTTCCTTCATCCAATTCAACAAAGGCGACACCTGAAATGGCTTCTATAGAAGCAGCAGTTGTTTCATCTGAAACTAAAAGAGAGATGACACGAACTTTTTCCAGTGTTAACTGAATGGTTCCTAGTTCACTTAATGCAGATGATAAAGAAACAACATCAGCTTCTGCGGTATATGAAACATTAAAAATCTTCATGTAAAATTCCTTTAAATGGTTATGATTTATTACTATTTATATCTGAAATATCAAGAACACTCAAGGCCCAGTTTCTTTCCATACAAAAATAACATCCCCCGCAGTTATTTAACCCTTGAAGACCACAAGAACGAGTCATTCTTAACAAGTCCAAGAGATTTTTTTCTTTGTAAAGGGAAAGAATCTCCACTTTATCCATATCAATGAATGGTCTGATATGGTGTTCATTTAATGCAGGGCCACGAATTGGAGGAGTATCACCTGGTATATACACCGAAGGGGTAAAATGTGTCACAACTTTGTTACATCCAGAAATAACCACGCCAGGATACACGCTTAATATGTATTCCACAGATGGGCGTATTAATGGATTTTGTTGTCTGATGTAAGAGAATACATATCGTTCACCAAAAATGGTTTTTAAATAACTCATTATTGGTAATACAACATGCTGATAATTTTCTTGATGGGTACTTAATGTGTGGCAGTAAATTTTCCTATCAGTTTGTTCAGAAATCAAATATGCCAACAAAGCACTATCAGCACCACCAGATAAAAGAAGATTAATATGCTGTGTATTATCAGGGATGTGTATTTTCATAAAATTTGGTGGGGTTTTCTGTTCCCAGGAGACCCCCAAACCCGGCATGCTACCTAATTAGGCAGCTAATGCAAGAGGTGCGTTATATGCGCCTGTTAAATTTTTTGCTCTGCTTACGGCAGTCGCCTTTCGGGTAGCTCTCGCATCTAATCCTTAACCTGTCGAAACCAAGCACCCCCAAAATACTACAATACATCAAGTGGAGGTGAGGGGAGTCGAACCCCTGTCCAAGCTATGTTTCAAATTGAGCTGTTCTACTACCATCCTACAATACTATTTATCATCGTCCTACACTACTATTTCACTTGTTAAAAGATTCATATAAATCACGATAATACAACAACCCTTCTACGTGTTTATCACGACGAGTTTCAAAAATTTGCATGAATCCATCTTCAACAGCAATGGCAATTACCAATCTATTCACAGGAATTCCAGTACGTTCTTCAAACATGATAGCATAGGCAGCTGCCTGCATATAATAATGTTGAATGTGTGCGTCATCCTTTTCTCGGCGGGCGGTCTTGAAGTCAATGATGCTCAACTTGCCATCAAACTCTGCCACACAGTCCACACGACCTGCCAAGCGAAGATGGTGTGACCACAATCCCACTTCTTGGGCTCGTATGTTATCTATTCTATTTAAAACAGGTTGTGCCACCTTAAACATTTCATAATCTAGCAAAGAAATGTCACCACCTGTTAAATTATTCTGCAAATATTTTTCTGCTAAATTGTGAAAGCGGGTCCCACGAAAAGCAGCGCGGCGAGAAATTTTATTGGCTTCTTCTTCGCCAACACGTTCTCTCCATTCAAGAATACCTTTTTTTGTATGGGCAGATAAAACGGTAGTTACCGAGGGATAGAGCTTACCTTCTGGAGTCTGATAAACTCTATCTCCCGATGAACTGGTGATATCCTGAATGGATTCAATTTTTATTGTATTATGTAGGAATGTTTTCATAATGTAAATTTAACATCAAACCACAAATTTGTCAAGATGCTATTAAAATTTCCTCACACGCTAAACGTGCAATGATGTATTCTTTCACTAATGGTCCACGAACAATATCTTCCACTTCGAACTCAACATGGCGGAATGAGGGCATATGGTTGGCGATTGCCATGAACTTTTTTAATCCCGACATATCATTACGCTTTTGAAGGTCTGTTTGACGGAAATCTCCACAGAAAATCACTTTGGTATTTTTGCCAATACGAGTCATGATGCTATTTAATTCCATGTCGTTCATGTTTTGTGCCTCATCTACAATAACAATAGCGTTATCTAATGTCAATCCTCGAACATAAGATGTTACCATGAAATGAACCAGATTTTGTTCTTTTAATTTGTTGTAGGCCCGTTCACTAAATCTTGGAAATAGGTCTGTGCAAATTTCTTGATAAGGTTGAGAATAAATCTCCACCTTTTCTTTTTCATTTCCTGGAAGGAATCCAATATCTCGGGATGGAACAGCAGAACGAACAATGATGACTTTTTTATAAATGGAATTTTCTAGAATTTCTCTAAAAGCGTTATACATGGCAATGTATGTTTTCCCTGTACCTGCCACACCATGACAAAGCAATGCAGTATTTCCTTTTCTATAATAATTGAAAAAATTCTCCTGATTTTGTGTGAGAGGATAAATTTCTTTTAAATCTGCGAGTTTGATTTTGTGTTTCGATTCTTGTTCCTCTTGGACAATGTACGTTTGTGAAGTAACCAATTTCAGACGTTTTTTGCGTGACATAAAGCACTCGCTGGGTTGGGGGTAAAAAAACTCCGGCGGGCCGTAAAGCCCTACCGGAGTAGAATGGACGGAGAGTCCGTGTTACATATATCTGCTAGTTGTATTAATATTTGAGCCGGGAGTTTTATCATGAATCTTTTGCAAGACCTCTTTGAATCCATTATCGGGTCGTCGAATACCTAGACGAACAGGGTCACCGAGAGTAGGCGCAGTCATAATCACCTTCTTGACTGCAACTTCACCACAATTAGTACATGGTTCCTCCTCTGGGACATACATGGAAGAGATACTTACATTTCTTGTGAAATAGTTCTCACATTTCTCACAGCGATATTCATATGTTGGCATATTTTTATTTATCTTTCGTAGTTTTCTGCGACACGATGCATCGTATCCCGCACCCATTGAAGAAGTAGCACAGCAGACTCATTTCCGCGTACTAATCGTTCAATATTGTCCAGTTCTTCGTTCATATCTGTAACAAAATATCGAATTCTGTTATCTACTTCTTCATAATACTCATCATGCTTTTCCATACACCCTCCTACTTGATGGAAGATAAAGAATCGGCAACATCCTTATCCTCACGAAGTTCAATGAACACAGGAAGAAATAAACTGAACTCACCAGTCTTTTTATCCTGAATCTTGGCGTTATACTTCACCGCCACAATCTTGCCAACCGTATTCTTCTTTGTATATTTATCTCGTTGCTCATCAGTGAATCCAGAACCCACATTCACTTTCACCAGTTTATCTGAGGATTCCAACACCAAGGCACCCAACTTACCTACATTCTTACCTGTGCCTTCTTGCCAATCCACACACAGCAAGTCACACTCCAATTCTCCCTTGAACTTCACTTGATGCTTCACTCGCTTATCTTCCCAGCCTTTGGTGATGTCCTTGAGAATGATGCCTTCTTCACCCTTGGAGAAATATTCCTCAAACAAATGATGTGCTTCATCTTCGGAGGCTACTTCAATGTTTTCAATCAATGATACACGCCATGGCATTTCCAGCTCTTCAAGCATCTGGAAACGCATTTCATATGGCATCTTGGAAAATCCATCTTTGAAGTCCTTCAGTAAAATAATATCCCATAACACAGCTTCAACTTGAGCAGCTTCACTTGAAGATATAGTTCCTTTTACAGCCTTGTTCAAGATGCCATTACCCTGCTGACGGTTCATGATAGCTCCATTCTTTTCTCGAACAATCAATTCACCATCAAACACCACAGGCAATTCACCTGCCAATGCCAGAAATTCTTGTTCAAGATTGCCAAGCAAATCAATACTCTTGCCATTACGAGAACGGAAATCC